AGCAGTTTCATCACCAGCTTGCTTGGCAACTTGAGCCGCCAAATCAGCAGTTAAAACAGCATCAGCAGCAATAGAAGCAGCTTCTTTTGTAGCCATTGCTTGATCGAGGCCAAACATACTTCCGCCAAATACTGCACCTTCTGGTGAAGTACCACGGATCGCAGTGTCTCCAGCAATACGAGCAGCCTCTTCAGTACTCAAAGAACTTTGAAGAGCACCTTCGGCAGTTTCTGCACGTGTCTTTTCAGCAAGAACAGCAGCATCATTAGAGATTTTGTATGCATCCAAGTCATTTTGAATAGCGGTATCTCCAGCAGCACGAACAGAAGCTTCGTTTGTATCAGCAAGTTCCAAAGTGGTCTTAGCAGCATTGAAGTCCAAAACATGAGAAGCGAAAGCAGCATCATTTTCAGTATCAACAGAGTTGATCAAGTCGACGATTTCTTTGAAAGAATCTGCATCAGCAGTAGAAGCAGCCAAGATAGCGTCAATACGACCTTTTTCAGAGTTGATAGCGGAAGCCAAAACACCTTCTTCTTGACGAGCCAATGTAACTTCAGCAGCAAGATTTTGTTCAAGAACAAGCTCAGCAGCTTCAGCACGAAGTTTTTCAGCAGCAATAGCAGCAGCATTTGCTTGCTCAGCAGCTCTAGCAGTTGAAGCTTCAGTTGCCAAAGAAACAGTAACTTCGTTGATACTTCCTTGAAGACCAAGTTCAGCAGCTTCAGCACGAAGCTTTTCAGTGTTGATTGCTGCAGCATTTGCTTGCTCAGCAGCTCTAGCAGTTGAAGCTTCAGTTGCTAAAGAAACAGTAACACTGTTAACAGCAGCAATACGAGCAGTTTCTTCAGCAGTAATGTTAGTTTGAAGGACACCATCAGCAGCAATGCGATCAGCGATTTCAGTAGTAACGTCCATTCCAATGTCGCCATTGAATTCTAATTGAGCTGTTTCGAATGTGCTGTGAGCCAAAGCGTTAGCAGCTTCTGCAGCAGTCGCTCTAGCGATTTCTGCATCAATGTTACCTTGAAGAACAACTTCGCGAGCATCAGTGTAATCTTTTGCGTCAGCTTCAGCTGTATCAGCATATCCTTCCAATTGACCTTTTAAAGCAACACGAGCTTGTTCAGCAGCCAATGCTTCAGCAGCTGTAAAGTCTTTAGCAGCTTGGATGTGACCCATGCGAGCCATCTTTTGCAATTCGCCTTGACGGATTGCTTCGATGCTGAAGTTCAGATCGAATTCGTAAACTACGTCGGCAGACAGGTAGTTTAGGTCCTTGATAACATTCGCTGGAAAGTCGATGTTTTCAGAAGACATTAGAGTCATATCGAATTTAGCAACTTGTGCGTCATATACGATAACTCCAGAATTAAAATTTTTAGCCATTATTTATTCCTCCATTAGAATATAATGTGCTCGCCGTCTCATTCATTACGGACAGCAAGCTACCATAACTACACTGCTAAAAATTAAAAAGAAAATAAAATATGACTAGTTTTTGATTAAGCTTTTTAAACATCAAAAATAAATTTTATTATTCTACAACATCGAGTATCTCGACAATGTAGAGTATTAGAACATGAAGAAGTTTGATTGTCCATCTGTATAAAAACTTATTGAGGACCTAGGTGATGATAGGGTGACCTGATTCTGACCGTCAATGGTCTGACCCACTCTTGCTCTGATTACGAGGGAATAATTTTGAGCCTGACCATCTTCGTCAGTGACTATAAATATTTGACCATTTTGCAAGGCTGTTGCGTCAGGCATTGTAACTACCAAACTTTCTGTAGCTTTCAGGCCAATAAAGTAATCGCTAGTTTGCATGTTGTAGCTGGTGGCCGTTGTTATTCTGTTTCTAACTTCAATACCTGGTTGAGATATTGTCGTGGTAATTACGTTCCCATTCTCATCTAGGGAAAGAGCTGTGGAGGATTGGCCCTGTTGAACATTTGTAAGATTTAGTTGTGGTATTATTACCTTGTTTGAAGAAGGGAGTAGAGATAGATCGCCGTTATCAGAAACATGGATGTCTGCATATGTGTGGCTTGATATTCCAAAAACTTCTTCTGTGTTGGTAAGTCTTAATTGTGCGTTTGCATCTTTGATCTCAACCTTTCTAGAAGGGGAAGTTATACCTATTGCTACTGATCCACCTATGTTTGCTGCATTTGCAACATGAAGTGAAGTTAGTGTTCCCAAACTTGTAATGTTTTCCTGTGCTGGCGTAACAATAGAGCCTTGCAAAGTTGTAGAATTTACGGCCGTTGCTGTAACGTTTGTAGCACTTAGTGTGGCAGTATCAACAGAGTTTGTTGTAATGGTTGTGTTTCCATTTGTAATATTGCTAGACGTAATGTTTGTAAAATACCCAGAGTGTGATGAGACAGACACCGATGAAGACATTTCACCAGCATTACTCAAAATAATGTCATTGTTAGAGCCCACACGAAGCTCTCCAAGCACATCTGTTGGCGTGGCTATGTTGAGAGACGCATTGTTTGTAGAAAGAGTTGTGGAGCTATTGTCGACACTCACAGACAAGCTTTTTGCAGAGTTCCCAACTTTAAATTGATTTGATGGAGCGATTACTTCAAATTTATTCCCAGATGACTGATCTCCTATCCCGACAAGTCCATCATCAATAAATATGCTATTAGCAACAGTGAGGCCATTGGGTGCCAACATATTGGCTGCGTTGATCGTAACGGTGTCGGAAGCTTCATCTCCAAGCACAACTGTGTCTGCAGATACAATAAAGTCTGTTGTTCTAGCGTGTAGGGTTCCGGTAACATATAAATCACCAGATATACCAACGTCGCCTTGTACGTCTAAAGAATAATTTGGAGTTTCAGTGTTTATACCAACCTTACTGTTTGTTGGCATGATGTGAAAGTTCCCGTTAGCATCCGTTCCTAAGTCCGTGTGCCTCTCTAGAAAGCTAGGTAAAAAAGAGCCGTTCGTCGTAGTAGCGGCTGAAGATAATCTAAGTTGAGAATCTGACCCATCTACAACGTGAAGCTTTTTTTCTGGTTGATTAGTTCCAACTCCAACTTGAGTTTCACTTGCGAACAGGGAGTTGTTGTTAACTGATAGCCCAGTATTGATTATTGCATAATTTAAGCTTGCAGCGTTTGAGTTGTTTAGAGATCCAAAACTATTGCTTTGTATTGATGTGCTGTTGGTCGAAGATATGTTTGTCTCTGTTTGTGCAGAATTAGATCCTAAAATGACATTTCCTTGAGAGTCTATCAAGTTACCTGTTATGATTATGTCTCCAACTGTAATGTCGTTTCCTTGCAAGGTTGTTATGATAGCATTGGAAGATGTTAATTGATTTGTATCTATGTCCAGCGCATCAACAGAGTCAAAGTAAGCTAGTGAAGAGCTGACTTCGTCGGTCTCAATTGTACCTGTAACATACAAGGTATCATTATCATAACTTAAGTTTGCTTCGGTCTTGATTTTTTTATGCCCATTACCAGCGCCAAGAACCAGATGGTTTTCTAAGCGACCACTGTAGGCATGCACGCCGACATTGTCCATATGTGCAGCATTGCCATAATAATTTAGGGCAGTGATATCACCCGCTGCATCTAAATCTTTCGTAATCTCTATTGATCCTGTGAAGCGGTGCTTGTCGTCCTCAGTGTCTCCGAAGGTCGATGAACCTGTGACATCTAAGTGTACAATAGTTGTAGTCTGGCTTTGGATCTCGAAGTTTTTCGCGATGATATTACCAGATACGACCAGAGCTTCATCAGCTTCTGACCAGACTAGTTTGTTATCGTGATCTAAATTAGTATCCTGTCCTGCAATTTGGATTGCACCTTTAGGACCAGAAGCTTCCGTCCCGACAACATATGCCCAACCAGATTCGATTGGCATTACTCATAAGTCCCTATACCTTTCATTCTTTCAGCAGGTATACCAGTCAAAGAAGAAAAGATGCTATAGTCTAAAGCTGCACCATCACACTGCACTGCCATGAAAATACACTTTGCTGAAATGTCAATTTGTTGCTGGCCCACCAATTTGAAGAATTGACCGTTTGCGAATGCTCGTGATGTTTGAGGGCCAAGTTCGAATGTAGCCGGTGTTAGAGTGCCACTACCGCCTGGTCCCAATATCAAATTGTTTGTCGAATTTCTGTCGTATACTAACAATCCAGTATCTGCTGTCGCGAAATAGTTTTTGTAAAAATTGTTTTCAAATGCCCACCAAGATACCAGAGTGTCAGAGCTTGAGTGATTTCTAGGATCATCTCGACCTGCTCCATCGAATAGTGCATAGGATTGCGATGGGTCCAATACATTACTAAATAGGAAAGCGTTACTATATGACCCATCAAAATTAGTGCCACTGAAGTGTCCGAGGGAGATTTTTTCTATAGCGTAATCGATGGCTACTGCGACGCTACCCTGAAGGGCGCCATCAAAATACAAATTAACATTTTGACCGGCTTTGTCTACAGTTATAGCTATGTGGTGCCATGTATTGGCAGACAAAATGTTACCAGTTTGGAAAGCTGTACCAGGAGATGGCGGCAATGCAAAATTACCATTAACCGACAATTTTAGTCTAGCACTAGAATTCTGAACCCTAACTAATGTATTGTTACTGGCATCTGTTAGGTCTAAAAGTCTAGCACTGGTCAAAGTTTCATATTTAAACCAAAGCGATATTGTGAGAACTTCTAGAGCGTCAAAAGTCGCCGAAAAGTTATTGTTACCCGTGTCAAATAGGTTCAATCCCATTCGTGGCTCGGGAAAGGCAATATTTAATGTGTGACTTTGTGCATTGTGGTCATTGCAAACATGGATTTCTTTTGTCACATTTGGAAAAGAATATGTTTGGACCTCGTCATCGACAATAGAATTAGATTTTAGCCATGGCCTACCGGAAACTTGATAAGATCCCACATTTTGTAAACCAACTTTGTATGTATCGGATGATCCTGCCATTAGCTTACTCCCTCAACACCATCTAGGCTAAACATTCTTTCCTTAGGGATACTTGTAAGCTCAGCGCAAATTGAGAGATTACCAGCGGCGCTGGTGTTCGTGGTAGAAATAAACACTTCTTTACATTTAACATCAAAAACTTCTTCTGCTCCATTTAATATTAGAAAATAATTAGCGCTTCCGGAAGCTCCATTGTCATAATCAAATGACGCAGTGTAAGGTGCAAAGTGAATTCTCAAATCTTTACCAGCTTCGTTTCTAAATGTAATTCTTTTTGTTACGTTTGGAAACTGAAACCTTACAGATTCTTCAGTCGAAGAAAAACTAACTGCTGACGAAGTTACATATGGAACCCCAGATACTTGATAAGATCCAACGTGATTTAGACCGACTCTATAATTTCCCATGATGTGTACTCCGCTTTTGAACTAAATAGTTATTTTTTCTTCTTCTTTAAGTTTGCTCTCCATTTTTTGCGAGCAAGCCTTTTCTTTTCAGACACAGACTGGAAGTGTCTTTTGTCTCTAGTTTCTTGGATAATTCCAAGCTTTTTACATTTCTTAGTGAAACGTTTGATAAATCTTTCCATAGTCTCGCCTTTGCGAGGCTTCATTTTGTAATTGGTAGCCATTATTTTCCCTTTGCTAATTTTGACCAAATAGCTGAAGACATTCCGAAAGCTGAGATATCAACGCCGGGATCGTTTGGTGCAACACCCTCAAGGGCTTTGCTGCCTGCTGCAGGGCTGGATTTACCAGCCTGTCTCTCGTTCAAAGGTTGTGTGCCTTCGAATAAGTCAACGCCATTGTATGCGTCTGCACCTATAGATTCCAACATTCTTTCACGTTGCTTCTTCATTTGTCTACGTTTCGCTTCATGGTCTATTTGTGGTTTTCTGTATGAAGGTTGTGTTGGCGTCTCAACAATGCGTTGAGATCCAGTGCCCTTCAAGACTTCTGAAATGATACCGGAGAGAACTCCATCTTCAAAAATGACTTCTTTAACACACTCTTTTATTAGAGGTTTTAAAGTTTTCTTCAATTGTTCTTTGTTCATTTAGTCTCCAAGAATCTTCTTAAATAGGTTATCAATATTATTTTCTCTATGCTCTCTAAGGCGCATGTTGAATGCTTTGGTTGTTTTGTTGCCCGATCCTTCACCAGGATACACATATGCATCTGGTGTAGACGGTTCAGAAACAATGTCAAAACAAATAAGTTGAAAGTCTTCTTCTACAACTGTTGTTCCCATTGATTCACGAACTGATCCTAACCCTCGTGATGAAATACCTAGTTTGACACCAGCGTTGATAAGGTCTTTCAAGATCCTTCCGCTTGGAGTATCTAGGACTTTAATCTTTCCCATGACATCTTTACCTTCCCACCAACAATCGGTGATCATGTGGGAGACGTTCTTTAGATTGATTACAGAATCATCGGGGTGATCTAACTCACCACACGCTCTGTTATCTTTAACGATAGCCATGTAATTATCCATCTCTCTCTTGAGAACTTTATGTGGATACTTACGACCATTACCATTCTTCTTATCTGCCGTTTGAATTCGACCGGTCAAGTAGACCACGCCTTCTTCGACAACTTCTTTTTTTTCTCTTTCTGTTAAAAGATCCAAGCATCGACCGTCGGGGCATAGTGCGTGGAACTCTCTTAATAATTGTTTACTCATTTTCTTCTCCAAAATAAAAAGGTGGGCAGAGCTAAGCTCCACCCTTAGCGGGCGCTACCCGCTTGCGCTACGAACCTGAGCAGCAGCGACGTACTGGCTGTAACATCCAGCGCGTACTAATCATCGACATAATCACCCCCTGGTCTCGATGATAGCCTTAGTCCAAAATCATCGACTAAGACCGAAATTAAATAAGATGTTCCAGCTGAAATACAGCCAAGAACAAATGCGTTCCCTAAAGAACGCTCGTAAGTAAATAGTTCCGTATATGGAGAAAGGAGCATTAAAACCCAACCTACGTGAAAACCCATGCACAACGGGCAATTCCACAGCGTGTTCCATTTCTTTGTGTAGTCCTTCTTTGGCCTGATATCTTCAAAGATTTTGCCGTAGACTATCATAAATGTCATACCGTAAGCTGCAAGAATAAAATTTAAAAGTTCCAAAAACTCTCCAGTTGTTAATCGTCGTATGCATTTGTAAAGCTAGCGAAAGCGGCTTGGCTTAAGAACTTGTTGAACTCTGTCTCGCTCATAAAACCAGAGTCGAGCACTTCGCTTAAGAATTCCATATGGTTTGCCTCATACATCGTCATTGGCTTTTCATAGATTTGTGGATTCTTGTGGTCGAAACTAAAGTCGGTAGCATTTTCTTCATCATAGACCAATACATCACAGTCATCGTCTGGGTCAGGTGTTACACTATCGTAATCAAAAGTATTGTTACCCGCAGGAGTAGTTACTTTGTCGAATGTTTGAGTGTTCTTTTCGAATGAATCCCACTTGATAACGGCATCTTCTTTCGATCCCGAGTCTTTATCTGATGTAAGACCGGCATTGTCATTCTTTGCTACGTAAAATGCAAACCCATAAAGGAGGGATCCGTAGCCAACGTTTCTGTACTTCTCTGCTGTATGTATTGCTTCAACATGCCACGATGGATTCTTTCCATCAGCAGTCAGACATGGCCCGCTGGTTTTGAGACTTGATATGTTTACCTGTCCTATTATTTCTAGTCTAGAAATTCTGTTGGATGCTTTTGTACCAGGACCTGGTGTGTAGAGTGTGAACTCGGCATCGCTCTTGGGGCTGATCTCTGCTCTCAAACAGACAACTTCATCACCTAGGCGGATGCCTCTCTTCTTCTCTTCGTGGAGAAAGCGTCTCCAGTTTTCCATTATAAGATTTTGATTCATAAATTACACCAGCAGTATCTTTTTTTATTTTTCATGTTATTTTCCTAAAAGCTATTAGCGTATGCGCTTCTGAATTGACTGGCAGAAATTCTTTTCATGGCATCTTCGAAGTCCCCGACGTCTACAAATTTGCTTTTCAAAAAGTTTGCTATTACTTTATGTTGCGATCCATAGTTGTCATATAGATTTTCGCCCGTTGCGTTTGATTTCTTTTCAAAACTATGTTCAGTAGCTGAAGGATCTTTTTTTGGCTTGCTACAATCATCATTTGGATCTGAGGTAGAATTGTCGTAGTCAAAAGTATCATTGTCGTCGCTTGTCGACTTCTTTTCATAGCTTGAACTTTTTTCAATTTTCTTCCATGCTCCAGCTGCGTCAGGTCTAGTACCATATTGGTGGTCTGATGTCAGCCCGGCGCCTTCTTCAGAGGCCACGTAAAAAGCCATATCCATTAGTTGCTTTTGTAATCCATTTCCCCTATAAGCATCAGCGACATAAATTGCCGAGATTTGGTACGTATCTGCTATACATGGCTCCTTTGACATTATAGTGGAGATTACTAAGTCTATGCTTCCAATCATTTCTGCTTCTGTATAGTGAGCTCCGCTTTTCATTTCTTTGCGCGAAAGCTTTCTAATACCTCTTGGGTTGTACAAAATTATTTTTTTTCTTCTTCCTTTTTGATCTAGTGCGATCATACATGTTTCTGCTGGATTAAAGTTACTAGCTTCTTTCTCGTCATCCATTCCTAAGAACTTTCTCCAACTTTCCATTATAAGTTTTTGACTACTCATAAGTGTATCTTCCATACATGTATGGAGCAAATAGATTTTGCTGCCTGATAGATCCCTTCTCTTCTTCGTGAGGTACTTCGCCAAACTCAGTAGAATATTCTCCATCTGGTGAAACTAGATGATCATCTTGTACATCATCATAAGCTGTTGTGCCTTTTATATAAGAATCCTCTGTTGTCATCCATTCGGATATGACCAACAAAGCAACTTTGTTTACATCAGTTTCGGTAGAAGTCATTAGTTGACCCTCTAGAGATCCATAGATGTTCCCACCTTTGATAGAATTATATTCTAAAATTCCTTTTCTTCTCATGAACTCTAGAAGTCTAGCTTCTGCACCGTAAGTAAAATCCGACAAAGTCTCTTTTGCAAATGTTATAATTTTTCCTTGCTTTTGACTTATTACAATATCAATGTCTTTATGATCTAAAATCATAATATCGCCATTTACAGCTGATCGAGACATTAGCTTAAAATCTAATTTGTCTTTCTCTACGATCTCTATCTTGACGGTTTTCTCTTTTGGTGGTGGTGCTACTTGCTCTTGTTCAGTAGAAATTTTAACATTAATCGACATCTCTTTGAACCTCCGCTAACAAGTCTTGAATGTAAAAGATTTCTTCTACAGACGCTTCGCTTAGTGGCACTTTTGCATAATTATCTAGCTTTTGCCTAACTCTTTTGAAATTCTCATTTAATGGTGATGTTGCATCTTTCTCTATCTTGGAATCAAATGCATTTTTTAATCTTCCAATTTCTTCATTAAGATAGCACTTTAGCCCTAGGCCATTGTCTGCGAAAGATGTGATAAAGTTGCTGAGTAGGTCTTTTTGTTCTTTTAGTAATGTATGTTCGTATGTGTCATTAAATCTTTTGACAAACATGTGAAACTCTAGCTTGTCAATGTGTTGCATTTCGACAAGGGGTTTTTCTTCCCTGCCTACCATACCCAACATCTTATCTTCAAGCATAATTCTTTTCTTAGCTTTTAGCGAACTATCTTGCAAAAATAGACCAACTGTGGCTAAGTCTTTGTAGTTAGGTACAAAGTTTGAAAATACTTGGCCACTAAGCACCTTGTTGATTTTTGAAATTAGAGATGTTTGCTCATTAAATATTTCTTTCCTGTTTAGATCGTTGAAATCTTTTTTAGTTTCAATCAAAAATCTTTTGGAATAATCTTTACCCATTCCTTTCGATTCCAAAATAGAAGAGTAAAGGTCGAGTTCCTGCTTAAGAGGCTTTCCTTTTGAGAAGAATTCTCTTAAAAGACCCTTGACTTTTGTTTGCTTGACTTTGTTCTCTTGAACAATTGCTTTTGTTAATTCACGAATTAGACATTCGTAAAGAAAAGCGGTATTTCTTTTCTTATTATGTTTCATGTTATATCTCCATTAAGTAAAAGTTTAATTAAATCGAAATCATTCCAAACAACCCACGTGCTTCATCAGCTGCTACTTCTCTGGAACTACGAGAGGCACGCATCATTTGTGTGGTGTCTTTATTCATTTTTGCTAGACTATTGCGGACGATTGACTCTTGTTCGCCAAATAAGTCACGTAATTTTTTTATTTCTTCCCAAATCTTAGCTTTTTTATTTTCCACCTCTTGTAAAAAAACATCATTCTGGCGCTTGATGATTTGCCAAGGCTGGATTGGATTCGCTTTTAAGTACTCTTCCTTTTGTTTGCTAATCTCGTCGGACTCTAAATCTAGATTTCTCGCTTCTCTAGCTATTTCTATAAGTCTAAAACAATTGTCTAAAAAAGTTTTTTCTTCATCATCAAGTTGATCTCTAGCAAATTCATATAATTGTTCTGCTTGATAAACCCCTTCTTTAGTGCTCATCAAAGTTATCAATTTATTATAGTAATCTGTTCCACCGCTAGGCATGCTCTCATGGAGAGTTGCCTGAAGTTCTTCTTTAATGATTCGCTTAAGTGTTTCTTTTGTAAGTTTCATTTTCTTCTGTCGGCTCTTCTAGTGTTCGATGCAGCAAAATAATTTCTCTTTGCTGCTGCTTTCTGCTTTGGCGTATTAGAGTATTCATTATCAATGCTTGAAAAGGTTTCACCTTCTTGATTACTAGTAGCAGTGTAAAAATCTTGCATTTGCTGATCTGTCATTTCTGATGTATCAGGAAATGAATCAGCGACATCTTCATGGCCATGAGCAAGTCCCATCATTCTTTGTGTGTTCATGTCAAGAATGTAGTCTTCATAGGAAGGGTCGACACCAAGTGCACTCATGAGCATACGAGCTTGTTCGATATACTCTGGTTTATTAGTTGCTAGCAGGGCTGTGATCTTCCCTTGTTGCTCAGGGGTGATGTTGCCTTCAGCAGGTGGGATGGTCATTGACTCATCCATGACCGCTTCGAGCTCTTCTTTGATAATTTGTTTTAATGTTTCTTTATTAAGTTTCATTTGGACTTTCCTTTTTGTTTAATGTTTCAATTAGATTTTTGAGATCCATACTTGTATTAAATAGGTTGTCTTCTTCTATTTGGTTGGCCTCGTAGATACCTCTAGATAAAGAGTCCATTCCTCCAAAGCCTACTTTACCCGGAAAGGTTGTTCTCGCTGTAGATCCACGAACTTCACCACTAAATGCTTGGTTTTTCATTTGCTTTGAGAAGCCACCTTTGCGATAAGAAATTTTGTGCCTTTTGTATGGCCCTCTCTTTTTTGGGGTTGCATCATCATCACGTTTAGCAGGTGGTTCCGCAAGCAAATCAGGCTCATCTCCTCCACTATCTGCAGGTGTGTCAATATCTCCCCCTAAGTCATCTCCTCCTAAGTCACCACCTAGATCGTCACCACCGAGGTCCATATCTCCCCCTAAGTCATCACCTCCTCCACCGAGGTCCATATCTCCACCGCCTTCTTCCGGTGGTTGTGCAGCGGCTTCAAGTTCTGCCATAAACTTCTTGTCTGTAAACATTTCTCTTTGCATTCTCAAGTATTCGTCTTGCGATAATCCAAGTAGATTTTCTGAAACCCAGCGACGAGAGAAGTATCCCTCTGTTGCAGCTCCAGCGATATCAAACTTGGTCTTCCAGTGTTCAAGCTCTTGCATCTCAGCAATTTTAGATGGATTGTTGAGAGACAGTTTGAAATTAAGAAGATCGTCTCCACGATATCCAAGAGTGTACAAATGAATGATACCAATCTTTTCCAGTTCAGAGATGAGAACTCGTTGAAGTCTTTGAATAGTTCTTGCGAACCGGATGTCCTTCTGTGCTAATGTTGTTTTATCTTCAGTACCCCCTTCGCCCATTGATAGATAAGATTGTGGGACTTTAAGTGCTGAGAACAATTTGTCTCTAAGATACTTAACGTCTTCGATCTGTGCTGTGAATTGCCCTCCAGGAAGGTTCTCGATGTTCGTAGAGGACTGTCCGCCTCTAATGGGGATAAAGTAGTCCTCTTCAATTGAAAGAGGGTTGTAGCGTAAATCTACGCGTCCTGTGGTTGGATCTACAACTTGGTGTCGCTTCATCTGTGTCATAACTTTCTGCATGTACTGTTCGACATCTTGAGGGGCGATGCCTCCTACGTCAACCTTGAATACACGACGCTCTGGTGATCGTGTAATGCGATAGGCCATCATTGCGTCCTCTAAGAGCGTAAGTTGTCTCCAGATGCGTCTGGAGGGCTCTAAAGCGGATGTTCCATAAGGAGCATGTTTATCGTTTCCTAGGACACGAAAGTGAGCCATCTGCCAATTCTCTAGAGTTAAACCTGCTGAGTTCCATTGGAACTGTACATAATTCGGATTTGTTGGGTCTTCACCTTCAAGTCTCTCGACTTCTTGAGGAGGTAATCCAATGCAGTTTTGTAAACCTTTTTCTTCGTCAAGGTCAAGATATAAAAACATGTCTCCGTACTTACACATGGTTCTTGCCCAACCAAAGAGGTTGTGTTCGATATTCATTACATTATAGTACAATGCATGAAGAATGTATTTAATTTCATCATTCGGACACTTGATGTGCAACATTGGATTCAAGGCTGAGTGCGTGGTCATCTCGTCTGCATAAATGTCTAAAGAAGATGCAATCTCAGGCGTGAACTCCATTTGATCAAAATCAACATATCGCTCTGATCGATTTCTGTTTGAAATCATGTTGAGCGTCATGATGTTCATCGGGTTATATTCAGTCTTTTTGAACTGTTGTCCTGAAGCCGACTTGAAACGCTTTGCGTAGATGTCTAAGTGCCGTCGTCTAAGTTGCCTCCCAGATTGTGTTCTCCGTTGGGTCATCGGACCTGAGAATATTCTTGTTAAAGATTTGAACAAATCATTCTTATTATTATTCGGGTTTCTTTCGTTACGGGCCATTTTCTATCCTTTGTATATCCACAAAAATTCTTTTGCTTTTTTTATCTCCTCTTCGTGTTTTTCAGCGAACGTTTCTTTGTAAATCTTTTGGCCTTTGATTTGAGTATTCATAGTCGTTGTAGACTTCATCAAACCATCTAGCATCGCCTTTTTGTAAGCCATGTCTCTTTCGTTTTCTGAGAGGGCCGTGTCTCTCACCCAGCATGCTATTGCGAGGGACATAACCAAATCATCATTGTAAGAGCGCATTGCTTGAGGCTTGCCGTTGTGCCAAATAAAAGTTTTTAGTTCGTGAAAAACACGATTGGAGTGTATATTAATTAGTTTGTTTCTAACGTACTCCTCCAATTTGGCTACAATTAGCGGTCTTGTCTTTGTCGATGTTGTGAAACCAAGTACGGCTCTGTCGTCATTTTCGGCTAGATAAGACTCTACATATTCATGAGTGGACTTGATGGAATAGTAAATTTTTGGATACTGTAGTTCTTTCAGCTTCTCGAGAACAGCTATACCAATTCCATTATTTTCAACTACCAACAAACAGTTGCCATATTCTCTACCTGCTGAGAATAATATGTCAGCGTACATATCAAGATCAGGTTTCCCTTGATACTCGGCTACGACTGTCATAGTGTCCACTCTTAGTATATGGAAGCAACTAAAATCTGCACCGTCACCACGAGCAACATCTGCCACAAGAAGGTATGGACATGTATCTTCATATCTCTCCCAGATCCAAAAGTTGCGGTCATACCCAGTTTTATACTCAGGTTCGACTATTAATTCATGAATCCTTTGAAGGTCCTCTGGATTAATTACTGTTTCACCAGAAGCGTTAAATGAGCACTCAAGCTCCTGCGCTATCTGTCTCTTCGACATGTTTCTAGTTTCTTTCTCGAACCATTCTGCGTCTCTATCTGGATGTACGTCCCAATTTAATTTGGTTGGGAAAAAATCATTGTTACCAGTCTCAGCTTCAGTGTAAGACTTGTGAAACCAGTTTCCGACGCCGTTAGGGGTGCTCAGAGCGATGCAGCGGCCCCCTGTAGACAAAGTAGGGTAAAGACCCGTCCAAAGCTCTTCAAGGCCGTCAACGAACGCTGCCTCATCAATAATGAGAAGCGACAAAGCTTCTGAACGACCAGCGTCACCTGATGTGGTTCCAGCTTTAACCTGAGATCCGTTTGTCAACTCGAATGATTGTTTGTTGTCAGTAGCAATTTTCGCAATCATCATCCATGGTGGAAGGTTTTTGAAGATCATCTTGACCTTCTTTACGAGGTTTACCGCTGTAGATAGTTTCGTTGCGATTACGAGAACATTCTTTTCTCGATGAAATAACATGAACCAAGCAACATAAGCAGCCGAGATGGTTGATATCCCGAGCTGCCTAGCTTTTAAAATTACGTTAAAACGATAATCATTAAAGCTTTTGAGCATGTCCTTTTGATAGTCGTAAGTCTTAAAAGGAATTTGCCCGTGCATTGGGTGTGAGATCTTACAATAGTTGTCAATAAAATATTGAGGATCTTTTCCACACTTTACAAGTTCTTTAACGATTTCATTTTTGGTGAGTTTCATTCAACCTCAATAATATATTTTATT